TTGAGCCTTTACCAGCTTATTGACGAAGCGGTAGAGAAAGGGCGGTTGACCCTGCCGGAATTGGAGAGTGACGAGATCGGAGGTAAAGCCCTTGAATAACGGAATTAAAGCTCGCATTGCCGCTTTACAGGCGATTGCAGCGCAGAAGCAAACGGGCGTAGCAATTATGACCTTGCTTGAAAATGGCGCGTGGGCGGCTTGCAGAGCGCCGCAAAGCCCCGCAAAGGTATTCCAGACGGAGCAGGCGGCACGAGATTATTTATCAGACTGCGAATGCGTTATCATTATCGACCTTTAAGGGAATAGGCACATGAATAGCAGCGGTATTAAATCACGCCTCGCAAAGCTCCAACGGAAAGGGGACAGCTTCCCCGATGTTCTGCGCTGGATTGCGGAAGGGCGCATTTATGACGGGTTAGCGGACACGGAACGCGCGAGGTATGCCGCATATTGGAACACTACGCCCCGTGTTCTTGAAGAGCTGGAATTAGCGGCGACCGGCACGCTACACAAGCCGCTTGAGCGACGGCCAAAGCCGCCAACGCAGGAAGAAAGCGCGGAGATCATCAAAGAACTTGAAAGGATAGTTTATGGACGTTTTGAATGAGTTCCCACTTGTGGACGAACATGGCAAAAGATACCGCGAGTTCGGGCGCGGATGCCGAGAGTATGCGCCGGTTATTGTAACTACTGCCGGGGAAGTTCCGGCGGGAACAGTCATTTATAAGCCACAGGAGCCGCAGCCGGTCAAGGAAAAAAAGGATTGTCCCTTTCAGGTCGGCCTATATCCCCGCTGCACAGAGGATTGCAGCTTTTACGAAAACGGCAAGTGCAGGCCGGGAGCGACGCGGGCGGGCGGGCGTTGCCCTTTCCCCGCACGTCTGATTTGCGGCGATAGCTGCATGATGTATAAAGACGGGCGCTGCACCATCTTTGCAGCAGAAAGGAAAACGAAATGAGTTATTTAAGATTGTTCACAGGAAGCAAACAGGATATGGCGCGAGTTTTGAAAATCGAGCGAATGATCCGCGATTTGACTAACATCAACGCTATCCGCGAGATTGAGCAATTCATGGGTGAAAATCGTGAGCTTATCGCAAGAAACAGCGAGGGCGCAAACGCAAGCAACCGAGACAGTAAAAACCGCGAGTATTACGCAGTTTTCAGAGAAATCACAGGAACGGAGGATACCAATGTCTACTAAATACAACCACTTTGCAAAAGACCTTGACGTCGCTTTCAAGGCGGCACGGGACGAATACGCCGCCGCGTATAACGCAGTAGAGCAGGCCCGAAAGGCCACGCAGGACGCAGGCCAGGACGCGCTGAAAAGGCAGATCGCCACGCTCCATCTCCAAGAGGCAGAAACGAAAATGCGACAGGAAGCGGCGCGCATCTGGACGGAGTTTGACGCAAAGGCCGCAGACCTCCGCCGCGCATTGGAAAAGGAAGTACAGACAAGCAACCTTGCTGATCCTTCCGCCATTGACAGCAACGCCGTGGAGCTGATGAAAACCGGCGTTCTGACGGTGGATGATTATTTCGGCTTTGCAGACAGATACGACGGAAACCCGACCATGCTAAAGATGATCGGTTATTATGCAAAGGAAGCCGCCGACAGCGCCGACGACCGAAAAGACAAGGTTGCTTTAACCGTTCTCGCGCAGGATTGCGCCAAAGGCACGGGAAAGACCTTGAAAGCGTGGGACAGTCTGATGACCGCCGCCAACTATTGCAGCGGGCGCGGCGGCAGCGGCAATAGGCGCACTACTCCCGGCGTAACGCTCAGCATGGGCGAATGGTGGGAGCAGCTTTCCGGCGAGATCGTCGAGAACTTTTAAGGGAGGGGCTTACATGGGCTTGATGATCTGCGGCGCGGTGACGTTTGCTGTCGGTGCGTTCTTTGGCGCAATTATGGTCTCTGTTGGGATCCAGCTTGAAAAGAGGCGATGATATGACGCACAGAGCGAAATGCAATGTCTGGATGCGGAAATACTTAAAAGCGATGAACAAAAACTTTGTTATTGCGTTTGGAATGGGCTATGAAGACGGGGCTGCTGGAAAAGAGCGGCAGGCCCCGCCCTTCCCGGAAGCGGCGCAGTCCGGGACGCTGGTATATGCCGCGACGCTCTTTGCGCAGGAGGCATACAACAAAGGTTATAGCTTCGGAAAGGGGGAAATCAAGTGAATCTACTTGATATGTACGTAAAATTGTCGGTGGATGACAGCGGCGTTGATGAGGGGCTCGGGAGGGCAAAAGAAAAAGCGTTGAGTTTTGGCGATGTGCTGAAAGCTAATGTTCTCAGCGGTGCTATTGTGAACGGCTTCCAGAAACTCAGCGGCGCGGTCAAGAATCTGTCCGGTCAGTTTATCGAATCTGCCGCGAATGTCAACGCGGAGACTTCTGCCTTTGAACAGACCTTCGGCACACTCGGTGATGAAGCATCCGCAGCTATCGGACGCGTAGCCAATGAATCCGGCATTTTACAAACGAGACTAAATACGCTGGGCAGTAAAATTTATGCTTTCGCGCGCTCCTCCGGCGGCGACACGACAGAAAGCATGAATCTGATGGAGCGAGCCTTGAAAGCGGCGGCAGACAGCGCGGCCTATTATGATACCAGTGTTGAGCAGGCCACGGAAACGCTGCAATCGTTCCTGAAGGGTAACTTTGCCAATGATGCGGCTCTCGGCCTTTCTGCGACGGAAACGACGAGAAATGCGGCGGCAATGGAGCTGTTCGGTCAGAAGTATAACGACCTTTCGGAGATTCAGAAGCAGGAAACGCTTCTGAAAATGGTGGAAGATTCTCAGAGGCTATCCGGTGCAATGGGACAGGCAGCCCGCGAAGCGGACGGATGGGAAAATGTTCTCGGGAACCTGAAAGAAACGTGGCGTCAGTTTCAGGCAAATGCGGGTGCGCCATTCTTGGAGAGCCTGATTCCCATTATTCAGGAGATCACGACCGCGTTTCAGGGTTGGATCAACAGCGTCGACTGGGATACCTTCACGGCGAACATTACCGGTTTTGTCGACACGGTCTTAGATAACGGCGATACGATCATTTCCGTTATTGCCGGAATTGCCACAGGCTTTGTAGCATGGAATGTGGCTTCTATCATTCAGGGCGTTGTCGGTGCAATCAAGGCGTTTCAAGCGGCAAACGAAGGAGCGACGGTTGCGCAGGCCGCGCTTAACCTCGTTATGAATGCAAACCCCATCGGGATCGTGATCACCGCTGTTTCCGCGCTTGCCGCATCTGTTATTGCGTTGTGGCATACCAACGATGACTTCCGCAATGCTGTCATTTCCGCTTGGGAAAAGATCAAGGATACCATTTCCAATGCGGTCGCATCGATCAAGACATTTTTCACTGAAACGATCCCAAATGCCGCAAGAACTACGGTCAAGTGGTTCCAGAGCATCCCTGAACAGATGCGGGATGTCGGCAGAAACCTCTTAATGGGTCTTTGGAACGGTATTTCCGACAAGATCGCATGGCTCAAAAGCAAGGTTTCCGGTGTTGTGGATAGGATCAAGAGCTGGTTTACCGGCAAGAACGGTTTTGATGAGCACAGCCCGTCGAAGTGGTCGAACGGTGTCGCCAAGTATGTTATGCAGGGCATGGCCGACGGATTTGAAAACGGTCTTCCGTCGCTGATGGACAGTGTAGATGGTGTCACAGACCGCATCAAGAACGGTCTGGACTTCGGCACGGCGCAGATCGGCGCGGAGCAATCTTTCGGCGGTCAGATGCGCAACGCGCTATCTTCCATCGGTAATGTGGGCGGCGATATCAACATTGTTGTGCAGTCCGTGCTTGACGGGAAAATCATCGGCGAAACGGCCTATAAGTACAATAGGCAGCTGCAGCGCGCAATGGGCGTTTAAGAAAGGAAATCATCTTACTGGGCTACCGGTCGGGGAAAGCCCGACAGACCGCAGCAGAGGCCACAGGATTGCCCTTCCGTTGAGCCTTTGCGAAGTCCTGCCCGAAGTACAGCGGCAGGCAGTGCCCTAAAGCACCTGGGCGCGGGAGTGTGTATTTCGCCATTTACAACCGATAGATAGAGAGCGGGGGCAAAAGCCCCCGCTTTCGCGTTCTAACGCCGCTCTACGGCGTTTTGCCTTTTGGCAGTATAGACCACTCAAAAATGAGCAAAAGCCCGTAGAGGGCCAGCAAATAAGAAAAGAGGGGGATTATTCCCCCTCTTCCTGCTTTGTTTTTAGCCCTTGCATGATCTTGTCCCGCTTCGCTTGAATATCAACCGCGCGAGAGACGAACGCGGGAACCGTTTCCCCGGCTCTCTGTGCGGCCTCCTGCGCCGTTTTAAGCGCGGCAGGGGTAAGGATAGCCCCCTCGCTTTGCGGCGCTCCTGCGGGCTGCTGTGGGCTTTCTCCCATAGCTTCACCAATGGCGCGGTTAATAAAGCCGTTCACGCTTTCGCCGGTCTGTGTTGCAAATGTCTGTATTTCATCTTTCCGGCCTTTTGGCATCCGCACAAGAACTTTGTCGTATGCCTTCGATTCATATTTTGCTGTTGCTGATTTCTGCGCCTTTGATACGGTCATGTTTTCACCTCCTTGTACTGTGCATTATACCACATAAATATAACGATAGCAATTGCATAAATTGCACTAATATATAACGCTATCTTTATACACAACGCCAATTGAAATATAACGCTATCGTGATATAATAAGACCATAGCAAGGGACAAGAGATCGCGCGAAGGTCGATAGCCAACGCGACACCGTAAGAGCTGGAACGGAGAAGCTTGAAAGAAATTCCCGATGGGATAGATACTCAGAGCCACCAGCCGCCGATCTCACCCGCAAATTAAGGAGGATAAAACAATGAGCATCAACGAAATGGACAGCAAGATCAAGGAGCTGCGCGAGCTGCGCCGCATGGCGGACGAACTCGCCGGAGAGATCGACAGCATCACCGACAGCATCAAGGCGCACATGGACGCGGAGGGCGTGGACACCATCAGCGGCACGGATTGGAAAGTGACCTATAAGGCCGTGACTTCCTCCCGCATCGACACCGGCGCATTGAAAAAGGCGCTTCCCGATCTGGCGCAGCAGTTCACCAAGACCACCACCGCGCGGCGGTTCTGCATCGCCTGATAGGAGGGTGAATGTATGTTCTATGTGAAAGTCAGGGGCCGCAAGGTCAATATTCGAGAGGACAACGTCTTTACCCGCTGCCCGGTATGCGGAAAAGAACACGCTGTTGACATTGTGGAGCTATTCAGCGGCGGAGACATTGACCTTTACGGTACGGCTATCTATTGCCCGGAGTGCGCCGAAAAGGACGGTAACGCCATTTTAGGCAGGGAATGAGAAAGGCTCCATGTCCCAGCCGCCAAGCAAGAGGACACGGAGCCACAGCCAACCACCACGGGAGGCCGGTAATACTTTACCGCATCCCGCAAATAAAAGCAAGGAGGAAATTTGCAATGTCCAGCAAGAAAATGGAGAACGAGTTGTTCGAGGCCATTCGCCTCATCTTGGAAATGAACGGCGAAGAAATCAAGCTTGTCGTTGAAGCATTAAATATTCTACAGGAGGACGAAACAAAAACCTCGGAAGAATGCGTAATGCTCGCCCGTGAGCGTTTAAGCAAGGAGGAAAAAACAGAATGAGTTTATTATTTATGAAAAATTCCGTGAAGAGACTGTTTAAGATCATCGGCCAAGCAGACGAAACCGGCATTGTAAACGGGCGCAAAGGGCCGGAGCTTTCCGTTCTCATGGACGGCGATATTTGCTTGATCGACACCGAAAGTAAAGATTATAATGGGCGTATTTGCCTTATGTACTCCCCCAAAGCAAAGAAAGACTTATACCAGCGTCTCTTTATCGAGGGACAAACCGTCCTTGTATGCGATCCCACAGACGGAGAAGAAAATGAAACAATCCCTTTGGATGAATTGCGAGTAACCGGCGTCGTTATTGGCATTGTTCGCAGCTTAGACGCAGAAGAAAAGGTTGACTTGAAAGACTGGCGCGAGTTTGAAGAAAAATTTCCGTATGATCCTCTCGAAAATTACTACGCGCCAAAATATAACTATGCTTTTGCGGCTAAAAAGTATTTTCGCGGGGAGGGCTATAGCTGCTTTATGTCCGGGTATGATTACGGGTTTGCGGAAGGCCGCAGAGCAGAAAAGGCCGCGCCCCGGAGAAAGCGCAGAGCCGCAGGAGGTAAAGCATGAAGGACGAAACCATGAACCGGCTAATTGAACTTGAAGAAATCCATTTGCAACTTCATTGTGCCGTTGAATCTGTGCGGCAAAGCTGGGTAGCCATGACGCAGGGGGACAGCGAACCTTGCGAAGATGATTACGACGCCTTATACGGGATTTACTGCTATCTTTCCGAGCAGGAAAAGCGGCTGCTTGAGTGGAAAGAAAGCTACTGGAAATATAGCATATAAACCGCATTTTTCGGCGGTCGTGCGCTAAAAATGTGCGCCAAGAAATAGCAAACAGAACGAATAAACCGAGAAAGCGGCCATAATAGGCGGGAACGGAGAAAAAAGGCAATAATTTTTGTACAATATTGAGAGTTGTAATAACTGCCCGAAGAATGTACAATATTCTTGCCAATTAAATCGAATCGTTGCAATACTTACGCGAAATAGAGGGTTTGCCCCCTTGAATTGTGCGCCAAAATTGCAAGCCGTTCCCGCCTATTCGCCGAAGTTGTGCGCCAAATGTGCGCCAAGAAAGGAGAGCGGCGGCGTGGTGAAATTGGTAAAAGGGCAGTTGTGGTATTGTTGCCCGGTCTGCGGCCAAAAGCTGCACAAGCTGGCCCCCGATGCCGTTTGTAATGGCGTCACAACCTTTTGCAAGAAATGTAAATGGGAGGGGGTAATGAACATCAAGGAGCGGAAAGGAGCTTAAACAATGGCGAGCATTAGGAAGATAGAGGGAAAACACGGCACGGCGTATAAAATCACGGTCACGCTGGGCCGTGATGCCCTCGATCGGCAAATCAGACATTATAAGACATGGAAGCCGGACAAGCCCATGACCGCGCGAGAACTCAACAGAGAATTGCAGCGCGTGGCAACAGAGTTTGAACAAGACCTAATGAGCGGCTTTCAAGCAGATAACAAACAGACCTTTGCCGAGTACGCCGCATACTGCTACACCATAAGGGAGCAGCGCGGGGACAAGCCGCAAACGCTGGCCCGCGTCCGGCGGCAAACTGCGCGGATCAATGAGTATATAGGGCAAATTCCTATTCAGGAAATCCGCCCGAAGCACCTAACCGAGCTTTACAAGAAGTTTTCCGAGCCGGGGGCCTGCCGATGGCAAGTGTACGCGCTGCCCGCCGTGGACTTCAAAGAGCTTATACCAGAGGGGGAAACTTGCAACGATTTCGCGCGGTCGTGTGGTGTCTATGGGAATTTGATCCGCAGACTATGTAAAAATCAGCCAATCAGCCGCCAAAACGCCGCCATAATCGAAAAGAACTTAGGCCGAAAGGATCTTTTCAGCCTAACGGGAGCCGAAAAACCACTATCCCCGGGGACGATCAGAGACTATCACGCAATCATTTACACGGTGCTTGAACAAGCTTACAAAGAAATGATTATCAAATATAACCCCGCAAAGCGTGTAACGCTGCCAAAGAAAAAGCGCGTTCGTGAAAGCAAGGCTTTACAGCCGGAGCAGCTTAAAGCCGTTCTTGCTGCTTTGGAAGGGGAGCCGCTGCCATTCCGCGCATTGATAACCTTTTTTATTTCCACGGGATGCCGCAGAGGGGAGGCCCTTGCGCTGACATGGGACAAGGTGGACTTTGTGCGGCGGGAAGTTCTGATAAATCAAAGCATGATTTATCTCCCCGAAACAGGCATACAGAGCGGGCCGACAAAGACCGACAACAGCCGCCGCGTGGCCCTCCCCGATGAAACTATTGACCTCTTGCGCAAGCTATGGGCGGAGCAGGCAAAAAACCGGCTGCGGCTGGGCGATCTTTGGGAAGATAACAACCTTGTATTTCCAAGATGGAACGGAAAGCCGATGAACCCCGGAAACGTGAACCTTGAATTGACCGCATTTTGTGACCGGCACGGACTCCCCCATATTAACCCGCACTTGTTCCGACATTCCGCCGCTTCCGTTTTGCTCTCAAATGGCGTGGACGTTCTGACCGTGGCCGGGATGCTGGGCCATTCCGATGTATCAACGACGCTTGACACATACGCACACGCCATAGACGAAGCACGACACAAAACGGCGGATTGTATCAGCGAAACTATTTTGCATAAAAATAGGGCGTAACTCTTGCAAAATCCCGCTTTTTGTGATATAATAAAGAAAATTGAACGAAGAAGCTTTAAGGCGAGAAATTCCCTTTTTGCGTGTGCCTTTGTGCCTATTACTTACGCATGGTAAAAGTGCGTAAGCGATAGGCACTTTTTATTTTTAACCCGAAAGGAGCTTTATCATGGTACGAATTAGAACTATTCCGAAAGCAGTTGCGGAGATCAAGGCGCAAGACCCCGGAAGCTACATCAACGAGCGACTTTTGCGCCGCTGGCTGAAAGATGGCACGATCAAGCCCGTTAAAGGCAGTTACGCCTATACGCTTGTCAACCTTGACGAGCTGGAAAGATTTCTTGCCGATGAAAATAACTGACCTTTTGAGCCACGGGCAGGCTAACGCCGTTCCCCTCCGAGATTTGGAGGGAATGACCGGCCTCGACGGTCGAACCGTCCGGGCTATGATCTCCGCCGAGAGACGAGCGGGAGCGGCCATATTGAGCGATAACGTAACAGGCTATTATCTCCCCGCGAACGAGGAAGAAAAGGCGCGTTTTGTCCGCTCTATGCGGCACAGAGCGAAAGAAATCCTATGCGCGGCGGATGCCGTGGAAAGGGCGTAACAAATGAGAGAAATAGAATTAGCCGGAAAATACATTAAATTTGCCAAAATCATCGGAGAGATGGCCGCGGCGGAACTCTATCGAGAGGAAATCACAAGGGCAAAAAAGAAAGACAGGATCAGACGGCTAAAGGAAAAGCTATTAGAGCTGCCCGCCGCAGACGTCGGCACGGCGTATAAAAACGTCCTTGCGTTGGAAACCGCCAAAGGAAAAGCCACGACCACGGGAAACGCATGGAGAGCCGAAAAAATAATTTATCAAATCCAGATTTTAGAAATGGAGATTTAAGCGAATGGCAGAAGACAAGAAAAAATTCTGGTGGCTGAAGCTGAAAGAGGGGTATTTCAACTCTATGGAAATGCGGAGATTGCGGAAAGCCGCGGGCGGCGAGGTCTTCACCATAATTTATTTGAAGATGCAGCTTGCAAGCCTGCGCACGGACGGGGTTATTTCCTATAACGGATATGATGAAACCTTTGCAAAAGAAATCGCCTTTGCTATCGGTGAAGACGCGGAAGACGTTGCAAACGCAATCGCAATTCTGCGCCGGTACAAGCTCATCGAGGACATCACGGACAAAAGCTTTTTTATCCCCGAAGCCGTAGCAAATACGGGGAGTGAGGGCGATTCGGCGGCAAGAATGCGGCGACTTCGAGAGCGTAAAGCGTCACAAAGTGACAGCGACGGCTAAAGAGCTTACTCACTGGTGTCACATTGTGACGGCAAAGCGTCACAGAGTGACTAAGAATAAGAGTAAGAGTAAGAGATAGAGTAAGAGATAGAGAGTAAAAGGGAACATCTTCGATGTTCAATCATGTATAAGGGTGTCGCGCTTTGCGCTCCACACGCACCCCCCCCCCAAGAAAGGATAAGTTTTGATTTTTGATTTTGATAAGTTCGCTCAAATAACCGAGAGCGTATACCCGCAAACTCCGTACACCCTCGAAGAATCCTTGAGCGTATTCCGTTACTACTTCGAGAAGTACGAAGAACATACCGGCAAGGCGCACGCACCGATCAAAGCAAGCCAGATCGTGCGCATTTGTCAGGATATGCCTTTTATCAGCAGGGAATACAGCGGCGGCCTATATGCTGATATTGAGCCGGAGGCATACCCCGCCTTGATTGACAGGTATTTTGCTACGAAATATCGCAACTGCGACCGAAACATAAACCACTTTTTCAGCGGTCGAATCCGTGAATTGAAGTTTTACGAGGAACTTTACTAATGGGGAAGAGATCACAGCGCAAAGGCGCAGACGGTGAAAGAGAGCTTGCCGCCATTCTTCGAGAGTATGGTTACATCGTGGAGCGCGGCGGGTCTATGTCCTTTGGTGAAGTGCCTGACCTTGTGGGCTTGCCCGGTGTCCATATCGAGGTCAAACGCCGCGAGCAAGTCAGGCTTTCGGAGTGGATGCAGCAAGCAGAGAAGGACAGCAAGCGCTTTCGTGACGGTATGCCTGTTGTGTTCCACCGCCGAAGCCGTGAGCCGTGGCGCGTAACAATGAGCCTTGCGGATTTTATGACTATGTATTCCGCAAAACTCCGTAATTCTCCGAGAAAGGAGCGTGTAAAAAATGGCACTGACGCAGAATCAACAGAAGGCAATAGCGGCGCTATTGTCCAGCCCTTCCCGTGAAGAAGCGGCGCGGAAGTGCGGCCTTACATCAAGAACACTTCGGGCGTATTTCCAAAACAATGAGTTTTGCGAGGCGTATAGATCGGCTTTTCAAGAGCTGACGGAAAATGCAACGCGACAGGCGCAGCGCTTACTATCTCCGGCGCTTGATACGCTGGAAGAGGTCATGAAGGACGCAGACGCACAACCGGCGGCAAGAACAAATGCGGCGCGGATTGCGATTGAAAGCGCTATGAAGCTGACCGAACAAACGGACGTTTTGGAGCAATTGCGCGAATTGGAGAAATGGAGGGACGAAACCGATGGCAACCGTTGATGCTCGCATTACAGCTTTGCGGGAATTTCTCAAATCCCGTTCCGCCGAAGAAACCGTATTCATTGTCGAGGGCGGCGCGGAGTACCACACGAAGCAAAATCCCTTTGATTATCTCCGGGAACACGGCGCATTCACCCATGACGGGCGGCGCATTGTCCTTTATCCGCACTCGATAGAGAACATAGACCCGCTGAGCCTGAGCCTTTACCAGCTTATTGACGAAGCGGTAGAGAAAGGGCGGTTGACCCTGCCGGAATTGGAGAGTGACGAGATCGGAGGTAAAGCCCTTGAATAA